CAGTAAGTCAAAAGACCAAGAAAAAAAAGTAAAGGTTATGTTTAGTGCCAGAAAAGAAGTCGAAATAAATGGCGGCGGAACATCTGGTTACAGAATTAAACACGGCCCTAACAAAGACAAAATACTAGGTCATTATTCGCCAAAAGCAAATAATAATTGGTAATGACAATAATGGATGTATAAATAATATTACACCACACTAGAGTGTCTTAGGACACTTTATAGAGAGGAGAGTACCTCCACACAACTCTCCTCTCACTTATTGACATCCTTTCAAAAATATCGTATAATTAAGTAAATTGAAAAGAAGGAGTATATTATGTTCGTAGGAGAAAAACTACCACAAGTAAATTTTAGAGTACGCTCACTAGGTGAATGGCAAGATACAAATACTGATACTTATTTTAAAGATAAAAAAGTAATCTTGTTTTCACTACCAGGTGCATTTACACCAACTTGCTCAAATCAACAACTACCAGGTTTTGAAAAACTTGCTAACGTGTTTAAAGAACACGGCATAGATGAAATTTATTGTATGTCAGTAAATGATTCGTTTGTTATGAATGCTTGGGCAGATAAACAAAAATTAGAAAATGTAAAAGTCATACCAGATGGTAATGGTGAGTTTACAGAAAAAGTTGGAATGTTATGTTCTAAAAGAGATAAATGTTTTGGCGACAGGTCTTGGAGATACGCTGCTATTATCAATGATGGTGTAGTAGAAAAAGTGTTTGAAGAACCTGGTAAAGCAGATGATGTAACTACCGACCCATATGGAGAATCATCACCAGAAAACGTTTTAAAATTTTTACAAGCAACTGCTAACGGAAATAAAATCTAGTGAATAAACTAATACAAAAAATAGGAAAAACACATGCCAAGATATTTGGTTATGTTTCCAAAAAAGCAAAAACATCAAAGTGGTGGGCAATAGCGCTTACCGCTTTGGTAATCTATGAATTAATAGAGCATATTGTTTATCCTATTTTAGTTCCATATCTAGTTTATATGAACTGGTTTAGTAAGTGATTGACAAAATCAATTTTTTTTGATATAATAATATTATGAAATACAATGAAGATAAAATATGTAAAGAGATTTTAGATTACATACAATCTACATATGGTCAACATTACTCATCTGGTAAAGATGGTATTCAAACTTTAGATTTATTAAAGTCTATTGGTATTAAAAGTGATTTTTGCCAAGCCAACGCAATTAAATATTTGTCAAGGTATGGTAGAAAGAGTGGTCATAATCGTAAAGACTTGCTAAAGGCAGTACATTATGTTATACTACTATTAAATAATGATAAGGAGAAGAAATGAAAATAAGTGATAGTACAATTAGTATTTTGAGAAATTTCTCGGATATAAATGCTAATATTTTGTTTAAACCTGGTAAAACTTTAAATACAGTTTCTACCATGAAAAATATTATGGCAAAGGCAGAAGTTGAAGAAAACTTTGAAACTGAATTTGGTGTGTATGATTTGCCAGAGTTTTTAAGAGCAATTGATTCTTTTAAACAACCAGTTTTAAAGTTTAATGGTTCTGCAAATCTAAAAATACAAGATGAAAAAACATCTTTATCAGCAAGATATGCTTTTGCTGACAAATCAACTTTAGTTACACCTACTAAAGAAATTAAAATGCCAGACCAAACAGTTACATTTACATTGAAAAATGAAGACTATGAGTCTGTTAAAAAGTTATATACTAATTTAAGTCTACCTGATATTGCATTTAAAGGTGAAGGTGGTAAAATTAAATTAGTTGCTTTAGATAAAAAGAATAGTAACTCAAATGAATCATCTATTACAGTAGGTGAAACTGATATAGAGTTTACTGCATATATTAAGGCAGAGAATATGAAAATTATTCCTGGCGAATATGATGTTGCTTTATCGAAGGCAAAGATTGCTCACTTCATAAACAAAAAGGTTAAAGTACAATATTGGATTGCTTTAGAAGCAGACTCAACATTTTAATAAGGAGGTCTAAATGTCAGATTTCCTTTGGGTTGAAAAATACCGTCCAAAGAAAATTGAAGAATGTATTTTAACTGAAGACTTAAAAAATACATTTTCAAAGTTTCTAAAACAAAAAGAAATACCAAATCTTCTTCTCTCTGGTACAGCAGGTACGGGCAAAACAACAGTTGCTCGTGCCTTATGTGAAGAACTAGGTTGTGATTACATTATCATCAATGGTTCAGACGAAGGCCGACATATTGATACTTTAAGAACTACAATCAAAAACTTTGCGTCTACCGTATCGTTAGAAGAATCTACAAATCATAAAGTTGTTATTATAGACGAGGCAGATTATATGAATGCTGATAGTGTTCAACCTGCATTAAGAAACTTTATTGAAACGTTTTATAAGAACTGTAGATTTATATTTACTTGTAACTTTAAAAACAAAATAATACCTGCCTTACATAGTCGTTGTACTGTAATTGATTTTCGTATTACAAATGGTCAAAAAGTAAAAACTGCTACTGCATTTTTAGAAAGACTAGGTGAAATACTTAAAACAGAAAACATAGAGTTTGATAAAAAAGTATTAGCTGAACTCATACAAAGACATTATCCAGACTTTAGAAGAACAATTAACGAACTACAAAGATATTCTGTAAGAGGTAAGATTGATAGTGGTATACTTGTTTCTTTATCTGAAATCAATAATAAAGAGTTGATTAAGATGTTAAAAGAAAAAAGATTTGGTGATATGAGAAAATGGGTTATTCAAAACCTTGATAAAGATCCATCGTCTTTGTTTAGTGGTATCTATGATATTTTATACAAACATCTACAACCACAATCTATACCTGCAGCTGTATTAACAATTGCTGATTATCAATATAAATCAGCCTTTGTGGCAGACCATGAGATAAATATGGTTGCGTGCCTGACACAAATCATGGCAGAATGTAAATTTAAGTAGGAGAGAAATGGCAAAACGAACTTTTTGGCGAACTTTAATAGTGAAGTTAAGAATGTGGTATGCCGATATAAGAGGTCATCACGGTAAAAGATGGGATTATGAACCAGGCGATTACTATATGGGTTCTCATAAAGGTCATATAAAGCATGAAAAACGACATTAGTAATGATTGAATATAAATTATCAGATTATTTAAATGCAATTAACTGGACAAAAGTTAATTTGCTTGATGGTGATGACTTGACCTGGGAGAAGAAGTTTCCTCCTTATATCATAAATCGTTGTCTTTCCCAACACGTTGATAGTATTATGATGGCAAATGAGATGAATATACATCATGGTCTTAACAAACGGCTACAGTTTCATTTCCTACTAAATAGTATAAGAAAAAGAAAACGATTTGGTGGCAAGTGGGTATCCACTGCTAAATCGAAAAATTTAGAGTATGTAAAACAATATTATGGTTATAGCAACGCAAAAGCAAAAGTAGCCCTAGACATACTGAATAAAACACAATTAAACTTTATCAAAGAGAGATTAGATAAAGGTGGGAGAAGAAAATGAGTGAAGAAAGTTTTAATTGGTCGCCTGAGCAGATGTTAGAGGTTACTCTAAAACAGCCAGACGATTTTTTGAAGATTAGGGAAACTTTGTCCCGAATAGGTGTCGCAAGTAGGAAAGATAAAACATTATTTCAATCTTGTCACATACTACACAAACAAGGAAAATATTACATAGTACATTTTAAAGAGTTGTTTGCCTTAGATGGTAAAAAAGCAACTTTAGTTGAAAATGATGTACAAAGAAGAAATACAATATCAGTTTTATTACAAGATTGGAATTTATTGACGATTGTAAATCCATCGGCCGCTGAAAACAAAGCACCATTATCACAAATTAAGATAATTGCTTTTAAAGAAAAGGGTGAATGGAATCTACAAGCAAAATATAATATTGGCAAAAAACAAACTACTGAAGAATCAAAAACTGAATAGGAGTATATAATGATTAGATTATACAGACTCACCACAGGTGAGGACGTGATTGGTACACCAGTTGAAGAAGACACAACTGAATTGCAACAAGCAATTAAAAAACCATTTGTCTTAATTCCAATGCAAGGTCAACCAGGACAACCAATGCAAATTGGATTTCATCCTTACATACCTTACACAAAAGACGAAGTTATTAAAATAAAAAAATCAAATATTATAACAGAAACAAATCCAGATACATCATTACTGGATGCTTACGAAAAAAACACAAGTTCCATTGTTACACCTAAAAGTAAAATTATTACCTAAGGTTGACAATCTAACATTTTTCTGTTATAATACTATATGAATTTGGCGAGCACTTTTTATACAAACGTTGTTGAGCATAAAGGTAAATTACTTATTCGAGGTGTCGCTAATGGTCAATCATATTTAAGTCGAATCAATTATAGTCCTAAACTTTATTTACCTACAAAAGAAAAAACTAATTACAAGACACTAGACGGCACGTATTTAAAACCTAAAAGATTTGATTCCATTTCAAAGGCAAAACATTTTTATAGTGAATATAACGGCATACCTGAATATAAAAT